TTTTATCTATAAGGAGAAACTGGAACCCAGATGACCAGTTAATGTTAAAAAGACAGCATTTTGTACATTACGTTTATGTACCAGGGTTTGGTTTTTATGGGCTTGGATTAATACATATTATAGGAGGTTATTCTCGTGCAGGAACTTCAATCATTCGTCAGCTTGTTGATGCTGGCACTCTCTCTAATCTCCCAGGGGGTCTTAAATCTCGTGGATTACGTATTAAAGGAGATGATGCGCCTATTGAACCAGGGGAGTGGAAAGACGTAGATGTACCCTCTGGTAGTATCCGAGATAACATTATGGCTCTACCTTATAAGGAGCCAAGTCAAACATTACTAGCTTTATTAGATAAAATAACAACAGAGGGCAGAAGACTAGGTGCTATCAGTGATATGAACATATCTGATATGTCAGCTAACGCTCCTGTTGGTACAACTCTAGCTATTTTAGAGCGTACCCTTAAACCCATGGCAGCCGTACAGGCTCGTGTACATTATGCAATGAAACAAGAGTTTAAGCTCTTAAAAGCCATAATGACACAATATGCACCGAAAGAGTATTCTTACGTACCCCACCGTGGGGAGATGAGTGCACGTCAAGCAGATTATACGATGACTGATGTGATACCAGTGTCTGATCCTAACAGCTCTACGATGGCACAAAGAGTTGTACAATACCAGACCGTGTTACAAATGGCATCACAATCTCCACAGATATATGATCTACCGCAGTTACATAGGCAAATGATAGAAGTCCTTGGTATTAAGAACGCAGATAAACTTGTTCCAACAACAGAGGATGCTGTACCTGCAGATCCTATTAGTGAGAATATGAACGCTCTTACTGGTAAACCGCTAAAGGCTTTCTTATATCAAGATCATGATGCACATATACAAACCCATATGTCTTTCTTACAAGATCCTATGATGGCACAGATGGTAAACCAAAACCCACAAGCCAAACGTATATTAGCAGCTACACAAGCTCACATTGCTGAACACCTTGGTTTTAAGTATCGTAAACAGATTGAACAAGAGCTTGGAGCACCTCTACCAGCACCTGGTGAGGAGTTACCAGAAGATATCGAAGTCAGTCTTTCCCAATTGGTGTCTCAAGCAGGAGCTCAATTAACGCAAAAACATCAGCAAGAAATGGCAGCTAGAAGGGCAATGCAGAAAGCTAAAGATCCTGTTATACAAATGCAACAGCAAGAGATGCAAATCAAACAAGCTGAAGTACAACGTAAAGCAGCTAAAGACCAAGCTGATGCAGCTGTCGATAAAGAAAAACTTGACATTGAGCGTACAAAAGTTGAAATAGACGCGAAAGAAAAAGGCATAAAAATAGCGAAAGAAAAGCGAGACGCTGATAATAAACTGGATATGGATATATTTAAAACACTCCAAGCTAGTCAAGATAAAGCTAGAGCAGAACAAACTAAAGCTATGTCTGAAGCTAACAAGTTAAGACAAGCAGCAGCTATGCAAGCAGCAAAACCCCAACCTGAAAAGAAGGAGAAGTAATGGCTAAATCTCCAGCATGGCAACGTAAAGAAGGTAAATCTAAGAGCGGGGGGCTAAATGCGAAAGGAGTCGCTTCTTATAGAAAGGCGAACCCAGGCTCTAAATTAAAAACAGCGGTTACAACAAAGCCGTCAAAACTAAAGAAGGGTTCTAAGGCTGCAAATAGGAGAAAGTCCTTTTGTGCTAGAATGGAGGGGATGAAAAAGAGGAGAACAAGTGCAAAAACTGCACGAGATCCAGATTCTAGAATCAATAAATCATTAAGGAAGTGGAATTGTTAAATGGCTAAAAAAGGTTTATATGCAAATATTCATGCTAAAAGAAAAAGAATTAAAGCAGGCAGTGGAGAAAAAATGAGGAAACCTGGATCAAAAGGAGCTCCTACCGCTGCTAACTTTAGACGTTCAGCTAAAACGGCTAAAAAGAAAGGTTAGTAATGGCAAAAACCGTCTTTGACGTGCTAAAAGAAAAAATCGAAGTTGACAAGCAAACTGCAATAGATTTCCTTGCGAAAGCAGGTGCAGAATATAAAGAGTTAACTGGTCTTATTCGGGGTCTGGAGACTAGTTTATCACATATTGAAGACCTCTCGCGCAACTATATGGAAGATGAAGATGAGTGAAATAAAAGTAACAGAAGAGAACCCAAAATCAGCAAAAATATATACTTATGACCCGAATATGTCGGATGATGAGTTAGAAGTTCAATTACCTAAACCTGTAGGATATAGAGTTCTTGTAGCTATGCCTGAAGTAGAAAAAACCTTTGATGGTACAAATGTGTTAAAAACAGATGCAGTTATGCACAATGAACACATTATGTCTATTATAGGTATGGTATTGGATATGGGAGACCAAGCATATAATGATAAAGAAAGGTTTCCTAGTGGTCCTTGGTGTAAAACAGGGGATTATGTAATGTTTCGTGCCAATACAGGTACAAGATTTAAAGTGGCTGGTGTAGAGTATCGTTTAATGAATGATGATTCTATCGAAGCTGTAGTAGCCGACCCTCGCGGTGTATCGAGAGCAATATAGGAGATAGCATATGGCAATGGAAAAAGTAGAATATAGCTTTCCTCATGAGAATGAGGATGAAAAAGTTATAGAGGTAGAACCTTCTTCTGCAGAAGAAATTAAAAAAGCTAAGAAGGAAGAGCCTGAAAAAGTAAAGGTTGAAGTTGAAAAGCCGAAAGAAAAAGAAGTAGAAATCGAAGTTGTCGATGATACTCCTAAAGCAGATAGGAATAGAAAACCTTCTGCTCCTCCAGAAGATTTAACAGATGAAGAGCTTGAACAGTATTCGGACAAAGTTCGCAATAGAATTAAGCATTTTAGTAAAGGTTATCACGATGAACGTAGAGCAAAAGAAGCCGCTACTCGTGAACGCCAAGAGCTAGAAAACTATGCTAAGTCTATTATGGAAGAGAATAATAAGCTTAAGGGTGATTTAACTAAAAACCAAGAAGCTCTCTTAAAACAAGCAAAGTATAATGTAGAAGAGGATTTGAAAAAGGCTAAGGCAGCTTACAAAGTAGCCCATGAGTCTGGTGATTCTGATGCTCTACTACAAGCACAAGATGCTCTTACTACTGCTAAGTTAAAAACTGATAAGTTAGCAGATATAAAAATACCTACTTTACAGCAAGCTAATAATAATGTACAACTAAATACTAATAGTGCCCCTAAGCCAAAACCAGCCGATGAAAAAGCTGTGGCATGGTCAAAGCAAAATCCTTGGTTTGGGTCTGATGACGAGATGACAAGTCTTGCCATGGGGGTACATACGAGACTTGCAAAGCAGGGTGTAGACCTGCAGAGCGATGAATACTACGATGCTATAAATGCACGTATGCGAGAAGTGTTCCCAGATAAGTTTGAGAGCACTGACAAACCAGAGGCCGAAGGGTCAAAAAAGCAGTCGAATGTGGTTGCCCCCGCAACGCGGAGCACAGCACCTAAAAAGGTACGATTAACGCAAACACAGGTACAGATTGCTAAGAAGCTCGGAGTGCCACTAGAACTATACGCCCAAAAGGTTGCAGAAGAAATGAGGAAAACATAATGGCTGAAAATCGAATAAACCGTGAAACTACGACACGAGAAAAAGTAGAACGAAAAAAAGCCTGGACAAGACCAGAGGTTTTACCCTCGCCAAATCCTGAGCCAGGATACTCGTTTAGATGGATTCGTGTTGCAACACAGGGTCAAGTCGATCCAACCAATGTGTCCTCAAAATTACGTGAAGGTTGGGAGCCTGTAAAGGCAGTAGACCATCCAGAAATTACAATGGCAACTATCGAGAATGATAAATTCAAAGATAACATTGTGATTGGTGGTTTAATGCTTTGTAAAGCTCCAAAAGAATTGGTCGTAGAAAGAACTGAACATTTTGCAAAGCAAACAGAAGGTCAAATACAATCAGTTGATAACAACCTTATGAGAGAAAATGACCCTAGAATGCCATTATTTCATGATCGCAAGTCTAAGGTTACTTTTGGAACTGGCAATTAAATTTTAGTTAATAGGAGACTAAACACATGGCTTGGCCTACAATAGACGGTCCTTACGGATTAAAACCCGTCAACAAAGTCGGTGGTACGCCTTTTGCTGGAGCTACGAGACATTTTGCTATCGCTTCTGGTTATAATACCAATATCTTCAATGGAGATGTTGTAAAACAATTAGCAGACGGTACTATCGCTCGTGATGCTATCACAACGGCTACTACAAATACTGTTGGCGTTTTTTTAGGGGTTACTTATACAAACCCTACTACTTCGCAACTTACCTTTAGTCAATACTACCCTGCAAATACAGCAGCTTCTGATATTAGAGCTTACGTCTGTGACGATCCAACAGCTCTATTTAAGATAGTTTCTTGTACTGCTGGTGGTACAACAGTTACTGCTGTCGGCAGAACTGCTATAGGTAATAATATAAAACTAGTGAATAACGCTGGTTCAACCGTGACTGGTAATTCTAAAGTCGCTATGGACTCCGCAGTCAATACAACTAACACTTTCCCAATGAAAGTTATTGATGTTGTAGAAGACACTGCAAATGCTGCAGGTAACTTCGTAGAGTTCATCGTAACTTGGAACTTTGGTATGCACCAGTACCATAAAGCATTAGGAGTATAGATCATGGCTATAAGTAGAGCACAACTCTTAAAAGAACTCCTCCCTGGTTTAAACGCTTTGTTTGGATTAGAATATGCTAAATATGGTGAGGAACACGCAGAGATTTTTGAAAGTGAATCATCTGACCGTTCTTTTGAGGAAGAAACCAAACTTTCAGGCTTTTCAGCTGCACCAGTCAAAGACGAAGGTTCTGCCATCGAGTATGACAATGCACAAGAAGCCTTTACATCACGCTATAACCACGAAACCATTGCTATGGGTTTTTCAATTACTGAAGAAGCAATTGAAGATAACTTGTATGATTCACTATCATCTCGTTACACCAAAGCTCTAGCTCGTGCTATGGCATACACTAAGCAAGTAAAAGCAGCTAACATTCTAAATACTGCTTTCGCTGCGGGTACTACTTATGGAGATGGTAAGTCACTTTGTGCTACCGATCACCCATTAATTTCTGGTGGTACTAACTCAAACGAGCCTGCTGTTGCAGCTGACCTAAACGAAACTTCACTAGAAGCAGCCGTTATTCAGATTGCAGCCTGGACAGATGAGCGTAGCTTGCTAATTGCTGCTAGACCAAGAAAACTAATAATCCCACCAGCACTACAGTTTGTTGCTACAAGATTGTTAGAAACAGAAGGTCGAGTAGGAACAGCAGACAACGATCTCAACGCATTACGTAACAATGGTTCTATACCTGAAGGTTATGCCATCAACCATTATCTAACTGATACAGATGCTTGGTTCTTGATGACAGACGTACCTAACGGGCTAAAGCACTTTACACGTAGTCCAATGTCAACATCTATGGATGCTGATTTCGATACAGGTAATTCAAGATATAAAGCTAGAGAAAGATATTCCTTTGGTGTATCCGATCCGCTAGGTATCTTTGGCTCACCTGGAGCGTAAGAGATCACAAATTGTGTTTTATAGAGGGGGCGGTGAAAATCGCCCTTTCTTTTTTGTTTTTTATATCGTATAGTAAATTATCCCTGACAACTACGCAGTGTAGTTGACTTAAACTGACAGAGGAGAGTAAAATGGGAACAACTACTTTTTCTGGTCCTATAAGGGCTGGTAACATTAGAAATACAACTGGAACTACAGTTGGAACTGATATAGCTAACGTGGGCTATGTTGTGATGACACAACAACACGTAATGGATATTTCTGGTAACGCAGCAATAACCGCACAAGTTACAGACATCGTTATCCCTGCTAATTCTAAAATAGTAAACATTATTGTTGATTTAGAAGCAGCAGCAAACACTACGACAAATATTGCTGTCGGAGATACTGTAAATGGTAATAAAACTCTTGTTAATGATGTAGCTTCTGGTACAACTGTAGGTATTAAACCACTAGGCGCAGCTGGTGGTGGTACACTTACATGGAAAAATACTGGAACTTCAGATCTAAGACTTACAGCTAGTTCTAGTGCAGCTACAACTTCAGGTAGTGTTGTTATAACGGTAATGTACGCACAAGCCTTTAATACTGCTATCCAACCATAGGATAGGAGATAAATTATGGGTTTTAGATTAGGTGATTCCGATATAGAAGCGGTCACTGTGACCGCAACAGGCACAGTAAAAGATGGCCGTAACAGACTGAAAACACTAGCTTTAAAATCTGCAAGTAGTGGTAGTCCTAGAGTTGTTCTAAAGAACGCTGCAACAGGGGCTACTCTGCTTGACATGTCTTTTAATACTAGTGATGATTTCTACATGAACCTTCCTGGGTCAGGTATTTTGTTTAAAGATGAATGTCATGTTACATTAACAAATGTGGACTCTTTTACAGGATTCTTTGGATAATGGCTACTT